GCCAACCCTGTGTGCTATCTACATAAACTAAAGTATTCGCTGCTCTTTCTGTTGATACTGTTAAAGGATCAGTTGATCCTGCAATTTTTTCTGTTCCGTTTTGGTCAATAGTTAAAGCATTTGAATCAAAGGTTCCCGCATAATCTATAAAAGAAATTTCATCTCCAATACTACCCGCAGGTAAATCCATTTCTATTGCACCCGATGTTGTATTAATAAAATAACCCTCACCAGCTGCAGCTGTAAAATTAGACGTTTTAACTGCTTGCCATGAAATTCCTGCAGATCCAAATGAAAGTTGACCAACACCTGTTGCGCCTGAACCTGATACTGAGTCTACTTTTAAAAATGTTCCTGCTGTAACATTTCCAGTAGGAAATTTTAGCTCATAGCTTTGCCCACTGCTGTGGGCAGGTGACGTAAGTTTAATCCCGTGGCTGTTGTTTTCACAGTTAAGCTGAATTGAACCTGGGTTTGTTGCACCTAAAACTTCTATAAGACCTGTCCCTTTAGGTCCAACTTTTAAATTTATGTTAGAATCACCACCAGTCGCTTGAATAGATGGTGCACTGCCTGTTGCAGCGTTTGTTATGTCTAATTGGTTTACTGCAGATGACGTAGTTTGAAATACTATTTGTTCATTTCCGTTTTCATCATTAATCCCATGTGCATCGTCAAATGCAATATTAAAATCATTTGTATCTAGATCGCCACCTAATTGTGGTGATGTATCATCTACAACATCTCCGCCTGTTTGCACCTCTATAATATCTGGATTTGTACTATCGTTTCCTGCAGCAAAAACAATTGCTGTTTTCTTTTGTGTTGCTGAAAAAGTAAATGTAGATCCTGAACCTGATGCATATTTAAATTGAACAGTATATGCACCTGAAGTTGAGTTTCTTAAAATATAAAAATTTTGTACGTCTAAAGGTATTGTTACAATTTGATTTCCTGTAATGCTGCCTGTAAGGTCAATCATTCTGTGAGCCATCACAGCTCCAGTTGATCCATCTGAAACAGAAAGTGTTGTTGTTTGTGCACCACCTGCAATTGATTGTGTAGTAAAACCACCAGATATTTGTTCAATAATTTGTAAATTTGTATTAGTTTTTGTTCCCCATGTACCGGCGTTTTCACCAGTTGCTTGAAGTTCAACACCTAAAGGTGTGTATGTTGATGCCATAATTTATCTCCTATGCAGCGTCACTATAACTTGTATTTGATCCAGTTGCAACATCTGAATAAGTGTCATTCGAGCCTGTTGAAACATTACTATAAGATGTATTTAAACCAGTGTCAACATCTCCATATGCAAATATATCAACCGATCCTACGCTTAAACTAGCAGATTGACCTGTCAATCCAACCTGCATATCCACTACAGATACTGAACCAATACTAGCACTAAAAGATTGACCTGATATTCCAAGAGTCATGTCATTAGGATCTAATGCTCCAACACTAGCTGTTGCAGATAGTCCTGTAGGTTGGGCCACAGCACCACCTAATCCAACAATAGAGCCTAATTGAGATTCAAATTGAACACCCGATAATATAACTGTATTATTTGGTGCAACCGCTGTGCCCAAAGACGCGGACATTGAAAATCCTGTTACATCAACTTGATTACTAGAAAATGCTATTGCAGTTCCTTGTGATGCAGTAAAAGATAAACCCGATAATATTGCTGTCGCATTTGGTAATGTTACAGTTCCTTGACTTGCTGTAAAACTTTGACCTGTTAAACCCACAACTTGATCTGCAACACTAGGATTTCCTAATGCAAAAGAAGCAGAGACACCTGACATTGAAACATTAGCATCTGCTTCAACAGCTAATGACCCAACATTAAACGATGCAGAAACACCTGATGGTTCTACAACAGCAGAACCGATTCCAGACGCTGCAGTTGTTGCAGCTGAGAAAGATACACCTGATACAGAAACATCCGCACCAAGACCAACTGTTGCTGCAAACTCTCCCCATGCACCACGACCATAAAGATTATTGCCCCAACCTTCTATACCTAAATTTGTTTCTATTTGAAAACCTGTAACACTAATTGTTACATCATTAAGATCATTCCAAGAACCGTGGTTCCATGTTTGAGCACCCCAACCTGCACCAATAATAGTTGAGCCACCCCATTGAGATTGATCCCAGGTTAACCGGCCCCATCCTGAAGATACCGACATGGTCGGCCTCCTATGCTAATCTGATGATTGCGCTACTTGCGTCTGCTGTTGGAAATTCTATTTTGAATGTTCCATTACTTGCTGTTTTATCACCACCAAATGCAATTATACAAACAGCATCAGTTGTGCTTGAACCACCATTTGTTGTTGTATTATAAATCATTGCACCGTTTGCAGTGAAAGAAGCAGAAGAATAAGTTACGTCTGAAAAATCTGTAAATGCAGTTGTTGAAGATAAAGATACACCAGAGTTTGTTAAAGTTGCCCCACCTGCAGTATATGCAGATCCAGATGTATTTGTAATTTCTTCTGAAGTTGAATAGTCTGTAGTAGCCGCACCTAAACTTGCATCACTATCAAACAATGCAATTTTAAAAGTGTGTCCACCTGAAGATTCAAAGCTATGTTTACCCTGTAAAAGTTCTTGTTTAAAACTTGAACATATTGCCGATGTTATTGCCATAATTAATCTCCTGTTATGGTGACGGAGAAGGAACTGGAATACGAACTGTGCCGTCTGTGTAATCGTCCCTTTTACGTCTACCGAGTTGCTCTGCAGCAAACTTCTGTACTTCTTGTTTATACTTTTGTTCGTATAATGTCAACATATCCATTGGGCCTTTTAAAAACCCAAAAGCTTCTACCAAACATGCATATAATAAGCCATTTGGAAAGTTTAAACTAATGTAATTAGTATCGTCATTTTCTAAAAGATCAGGCGCTTTATCAAAATGAACTCTGAATCTGTATGTAGTATTAGGGACTGGAGCAAATGCAATACGTCCAGATGTAGTATCAGATTCTCCTGTAGCACCACCAAACATAGCATAATATTTAGGTTTACCTTGTGCTGCAGACGTGCCTGTTACATCTTGATATTCTTGTAAGTAAGTATAATCTTTTTTCTCTAACCATGTATTAGCTCCTGTAGTTTCAGATCCTGCCGTATCATAAACTTGTATGCCTCTGATAAATACAGCTCCTGCAGGACAGTTTATAGATTCTTGTCCAGCAACTAAATTACCTAATTGTTGTTTTCTATTTGCATCTATAGGAACTTCTCTAAATATTTTATACTGAGCATTTAAAATAATATTTTCTAATACAGCATCTGTTAATACGTTAGAGTCTGTTTCCGTATAACTTTTTATTTGTGTTTTTAATCCTGATGCGCTTAATCCTGCCATTATGGTGTTAGTGTTACGGGACCAGCCGATACACTTCCTCCTCCTATGTTTGCATTTGCAGTTGCTGTGCCAGCAGCTGTAAATGTATAATTATTAGCATCAACTCTAGCAATTGTAAATCCCACAGATTTATTTAAATCTGTGCTTGTTAACCCAAGAGAACCCTCTGCATTTCTAAATCTAACAGTGTCGCTTGTAGATCTACCATGATTTTCTTCAAATACAGTTACAGTTGTAGAACCATCTGTAATTTTAAATGGGTTTAAAGTTAAAACTCTGGCTATTGCTGGCTCTGTTCTATCAGGCCTCGCATTTAATAAACCTTGCGCATCTGCTGAATGTGATTTTGGTTCTAATTGTGGATGTTTCTTTTCAAACTCAGATATGTGAACTCTAGATCCATTCCATTCAATAACCATTTCTGAATATGGAAATTCTTGTCCAGATCTATCTGAAATAAATTTTGCATATTTACCTGAAGATATTGCCATTATGCCTCCGGATAATAAACTTTAGGACTAATGTAAGTGCTAGATGATGAACCGTCCTCTGATAAAGCTCTCTGTAATTCATCTTCGTATAATAATTTTAGTTCTTGAACTCTTTGTGGTGCATTTTTAATAGCAAGATAGTAGGCTAATCCTGCACACATACACGGTACAAAACGATAAGGTACGTCAGTTGCATTTGTATAATCACCTACATCTTGTATTCTTTTTACATAATAAAAATTTATAAATTTTCCTGCCTGATCAGAACCAGGTGTTAAGTATAAAGTTATTGTAACTTTATCTATAAATCTTTGAACAAAGTATTGTGTTGGAACTCCAGTAGATGTTTTATTTGATAAGGCTTGATATTGAGATCTATTTATTTTTGTAAGTGGTGTATCTATTAGAATTTCTAAAAGAAGCTTCTAATACATCATCAACACCATAAACTGCTGTTGCATCAGATGTGCCATCTCCTGTAGATCTAAACATTGTATATACTGCTTGATCTGCAACTAATGTAATACTGTTATTTGCAACTTCCCAATAATGTAAACCTCTATTAGCCCATTCTTGAAATAGGATGTTGAGAGATCGTCTTGCAGATTTAAGTTGATAGCCTGAAACGTTTTGTTGCCCAATACGTTCGTAAGCTTCTTCTACTATTTCATCAATAGAAAAATTCTTATCAAAAGTTGCTGTTCCCGAGGTAGTGTTAGCCATTTAACCTCCTACTTATCAATCAATAAAGTAGCTGCATCTATGTTTGTAATAGTCGAGACTTTCATTCCACCTGGAAATAAAATTCCATCTTCAGGAATGTTCATTGAAAAAACATCTCCGTTAGGAACGTCAGCTTGAAACAAAGTTGTGCTGTCTGTATTGTCTTGAAGAACTATAGTCCCAGCACCACCTGCATCAGATGCTAAAATGATTCCTCTAAGTCTAGTTCTTCCAGCAAAAACTGCTCCTGTTGCTGTAACTCTAACTGATTTTACATCACCCTTCATAATTTTTATTCTCCTTAAAATTTAAGTATGGGCCCGAAGGCCCACACTAAATTAATTATTAACTTACCGCTGCACTAAACGGAGTCGCTGGTGTTCCAGTACAACCTGAAATCACGTCAACTTTCCATTTACCTGAAGCAATAACTGTACATTCGATTTTTGCA